AGCTGCAGATTGGAGACCGCCTTCAGCCCTTGAAGCACCAGAAGCACCTATTGGTTACAAGCATAGGTGGATTCGTGAATCTGTTATGGAATACGATGATCGTAACAATGTTCACAAACGCCGCCGTGAAGGATGGGAGCTTGTGAAAGCAGAAGACCATCCTGAGTTTGATGCCCCCGTCATTGACGAGGGAAAGAATGCAGGCGTGATTGGCGTTGGTGGTCTGGTTCTTGCCAGAATACCAGAAGAAATCGCGGATCAGCGTAATTCTCACTATCAGAATACAACGCAAAATCAAATGGAGGCTGTGGATCGTGATTGGATGAGAGAGTCCAATGCTGCGATGCCAAAGCTAAAACCACAACGTAGCTCCTCTGTGTCCTTTGGTGGACCCAAAGGGGTAGCTGACAATTAGGAGATAAAAAGATGGCTAATCAAGATGCCGCTTTTGGCCTACGCCTTTCGCGTTCAGGTAATGGCTCCGATCTGATTGGCATGCAGAACAAATACCGCATTGCGGCTAACTATGGTACTTCAATCTTCCAAGGTGACATCGTGAAAGCTGTCACTGGTGGTGGTATTGAGCGTATCGCGGCTGGCAATACGGATCTTGTTTTGGGTGTTTTCAACGGATGCCGCTACACTGATCCAACTACTGGAAAAGAAACTTTTTCCAATTTTTACCCAGCCTCTACAAATGCTGCTGACATTGAAGCTTCCGTTATTGACGCACCTCATGCTGTCTACGAAATTCAAGCTGATGCCGCATTCCCTGTAGCGGATCTGTTTGGTAATTTCGATATTGTTGATGCCACTGCTGGAAGCACTGTTTCTGGCACATCTCGCACAGAGATTGATGTGACAACTGGCGCGACTACCGCTGGCTTGCCTCTCAAGGCTATCGACATTTCCACTGACCCAGAGAACAGTGATGTTGGCTCTGCTAATACAAATGTAATTGTTGTTATCAACAATCATCTGTTTAGCGCTGGCACTACTGGCTTGGCATAAGGAGGCTGACTGATGGCTATTTCTCGCGCTCAACTAGCGAAAGAGCTAGAACCCGGCCTTAACGCTCTATTCGGAATGGAATATGATCGTTACGAAGCCGAGCATGCTGAAATCTACGACACCGAATCTTCAGATCGTGCATTTGAAGAAGAGGTAATGCTCGTTGGTTTTGGAAATGCACAAACCAAAGCTGAAGGCGCTGGAGTCAATTTTGACAACGCCTCAGAAGCTTACACAGCACGTTATTCGCATGAGACAATTGCTCTCGCATTTGCGTTAACGGAAGAAGCGATGGAAGATAATTTGTATGACCGCCTTGGCGCTCGTTATACAAAGGCTCTTGCTCGTTCAATGGCTCACACAAAGCAGGTTAAAGCTGCGGCAACATTGAATAACGCATTTAACGCCAACTTTACTGGCGGTGATGGCGTTGAGCTTTGTTCTGCTGTTCACCCGCTTGCTGGTGGCGGAACTTTCCGCAACGAGCCATCAACTGCTGCTGACCTCAACGAAACTTCACTTGAGAATGCCTTAATTGACATCTCAACATTCGTTGATGAGCGGAACATGATCATTGCTCTTCGTGGCATGAAACTGATCGTTCCACCACAGCTTCAGTTTGTTGCTGACCGTCTTCTTGAGTCTACACTCCGCGTTGGTACAGCCGACAACGATGTAAACGCAATGAAGAACATGGGTATGTTGCCGGAGGGTTACACAATTAACCACTTCCTGACAGATCCAGATGCGTTCTTCATTAAGACTGATGCTCCGAATGGCTTTAAGCACTTTGAGCGGACTCCGCTTTCAACCAACATGGAAGCTGACTTTGATTCAGGTAACATGCGGTTTAAAGCTCGTGAGCGTTACAGCTTCGGCTTTAGTGATCCTCGCGCAGTGTTCGGTTCACCGGGCGCATAAGCGAACAATTATACGGAAAGGGGCGGCTTCCATGCCGCCCTTTTTTGTTGTATAGTATATTTATTCCTGACAGCCGCATGGTGCGGCTGACACTAGCCACGACAGGAGATCATAATGGCTACTACTACTTTTTCTGGCCCTATTAAGGCCGGAACCATCAAGAACACAACAGGCACAACAGTTGGAACTGACATTGCAAATGTTGGTCAAGTTGTTATGGCGCAGACTTTTTCAGCAGACTTATCAGGCGGCGCTCTAGCTGCTCAAGTTACTGATGTTGTAATCCCTGCAAACTCTCAGATTATTGACTGTGTGATTGACATCATTACAGCCGCAAATGCTTCCACCAACCTTAGTATTGGAGACACAGCAGGCGGCGCAGCCACAATTTTGAACACCTTTGCATCTGGAACAGACGCTGGTCGAGTTTATCCAACAACACAAGCTGGCGCTGCATTGGCTTGGCAGGACACTGGCACAACAGACATCCGTTTGACTGTAACAGCTTCTGCCGCAACAAACGCAGGTCTTGTTCGTTTTACAATTCTGTATCAGCAAAACAATAACTTAGCATAGTAGGAGGCTAATATGGCTGGTCCAGTACAAGCATTTAATCATGCACAAGGAAGTGCTGCGGCTGTTGTTGGCCCCGCACGTTCACGCATTCGTCAAATTGTAATTTTTGCAGACGCGGCTGGTGCTTTTACAATCAAAGATGGTAGTGCATCTGGTGAAGTATTGATTACGCAAACATTTCCAACAGGGATACATCACCTAAATATACCAGATGATGGTATTCTTGCTACAAGTGGTGCGTTTGTATCTGCTTTCACTGGGTCTAGTAATCAACTGACTATTTTCTTGTCGTAGAAAAGCTTATGGCTAGTTCTAAAGGCGAAATGCCCAAAAGAAACAAAAAGAATTTCCGCCCCACAAAATCTGGGGCGGGAATGACAAAAGCTGGTGTTGCGGCTTACAGGCGTAAAAACCCAGGATCAAAGTTAAAGACTGCTGTTACAGGCAAAGTTAAAAAAGGTAGTGCGGCTGCAAAACGGCGTAAGTCATTTTGTGCCAGATCCGCTGGGCAGATGAAGAAATTTCCAAAAGCAGCAAAGAATCCAAATTCACGGTTACGTCAAGCTAGGCGGAGATGGAAATGTTAAGTAAGCAAGTTGTAGGTGGGACTTTGTTTGTCGCTTTTGTAGGTATCTGCGTTAGTGCTTTAGGCTGGATTGCAACCACTTTGATACATGTTGATAAAACTATTGCTGTTATTGCTGTAAAAGTAGATGCCAACCATTCTATGCTTCAGCCTATGTGGGAAGAATTTACAGGAAGGACGTATAATGACAATCTCGCGCAGTTCCATCCCAAAACAAATTTCAAACCCACCATCAAAGCGGAGTTCTAAAATGCCTAAAGACGCTTGTTATAGTAAGGTAAAGGCTCGTTATAAGGTTTTTCCAAGCGCATATGCTTCAGGTGCTATTGCAAAGTGCAGAAAGGTTGGAGCAAAGAACTGGGGAAACAAGTCTAAAAAAATGAAAAATGGAGGGGCAGTTACAAGGGCAAAACGGCCTTCTAGCAATCCAAATGTTGCTAGAGGTTGTGGAATTGTCATGAGTAACAAAAGAAAAGCAACTAAATATTCGTAGGAAAAAATGGAACCAATTTCGACTGCTCTAGCAGGATTTGCATTATTTAAAAGTGCAGTCGATGGCATCAAAAGTGCTATTGGAACTGCTAATGATGTATCTGATATTGCTGGATATATTGATAATCTTTTTGAGGGCGAAAAGCAGGTTCAGCATAAGAGAAGCAAGAAGTCTGGCGTTGGTGTAAGTGATCAATTTGGTGTTACAAATGTTGCAAGAGAGATAGTCGACGCTAAATTAGCGCAAGAACAAATGCGCGAAATAGCGCAAATGATTGATTTACGCTTTGGCCCCGGCACTTGGAAATCCATTACGGAAGAGAGGGCTAGACGCATACAGGCCGCTAGAGAGGCTGCTGCGGAGATTAGGCGAAAGAAGATACAAGAAGCTAGAGAGTTTGAAGAAAACCTAAAACAGTTCTTTATGATTAGTGGTGTTGTAGTTGTTGTTATAGTGCTTTTTGTTGTATTAATTTCTATAATAGCAAGAGCAGAAACTAAATTTGTTGAGTGTAGGCTTGAAAAATACAAGAAAGTGAACGGTGAATGGCATTGTATTTATCTGGGGGCAAACAAGACTAGATCATCAATGATAGTAACTGAGTTCTGCCCTAGATCTTATATGTGTGAATATGATCCAAATAGTAGTGATAAGCTTGTAGAGTGGTAATAGGGTTTTAGCATGGCGGTAAGGAAAACCAAAAGTGGGCTGGCTCTTAAAAGGTGGTTTAAAGAGGACTGGAAAGACGTTTCCACGGGGAAAGCGTGTGGGCGTAGGAAGGGTGATAAACGGAAAACTCCATATTGCCGCCCCTCCAAACGTGTCTCTTCTAAGACCCCCAAAACAACAAAAGAAATGACAGCCGCTGAAAAGCGTAGCAGGGTATCGCAAAAGAGAAGGCTTGGGCAACCAGCAGGTAAGCCAAGAAGGGTGAAGTCATTAAAGAGAAGAAAGAAATCCTAAAGTTAATTGAAGACTGGGTTATGAATGATTTAAGTGTAGTAGACCCTAACTTGGGTTTTGCTCCTTGTCCTTATGCAAAAAAAGCTTTTAAAGAAGAGAAGTTAAGAATAGTTGAATGTGTTAGTAGGCAAGATTTATGGGAAACTATAGCGGCACAGTGCAAGAACTTTAGCGATAAGCATTCAATTGTAATCTGTTTAGAAGAGGAGCCATCGCAAACATACGAAGAGGTTGAGGCAGCTTGTGTGGCAATGAATGAGTGGTTCGCCTACAACAAAATTGATCTTTGGTTGCTTGCTTTTCAAACAAATTTTACAATGGTATTTATACAAAGATTGTCAGAATTAGATGATGCTAGTCAAAAGCTAGAAAAAATGGGATACTATGAAAACTATGATCCTCAAGATTATGTGAATTTGATTTTAAACCGTAGATACAGGAGACATCAAAATGATGGGTGCCAAAAAACAAGCTAAGCGCATGCGTGGCGGCGGTGCAACTGCACCTAAGAAGATGATGGGTGGCGGTGCTGCTAAAAAAGCTAGAAAAATGCGTGGTGGTGGAAAAGTTGCACCTAAGAAGATGATGGGCGGCGGTGCCGCTAAACAAGTTTCTCCCCGTAAAGCTATGGCTATGGGCATGATGCGTGGCGGTAAGGTTAAGAAATAATGGCTGTTTCTGGGTCAACTGATTTTGAACTAGATGTAAGTGATTACATTGAGGAGGCTTTTGAGCGTTGCGGCTTAGAAGTCAAAACAGGTTATGACCTAAAAACTGCAAAGCGTTCTTTGAATTTAATGTTTGCTGATTGGGCTAATCGCGGTTTGAATCAGTGGACTATAACGCAAAGAACGCAAGCCCTTACTCAAGGAACTGCTAGTTATACTCTTGGCGCAGACGTAATTGATGTTTTGTCTATGGTAGTGCGAAGAAGTGACTCTGATTTGTCTATGAGCAGAGTTAGCAGAGATGCTTATCTATCAATAAGCTCTAAAGACACTCAATCTCGTCCTTCTCAATTCTTTGTTGATCGTCAAGTAACGCCTGTAATTAAAATATGGCCTACGCCTGAAAATAGTACAGATGTACTGGTTTACGACTGTCTTACAAGGATAGATGACGCTGATACGTTTACTAATACAGTAGACATACCATTTCGATTCTACCCATGTTTGGCTGCTGGGCTTGCTTATTATCTATCTATTAAGAAGGCACCAGAACGAATACAGGTGTTAAAAACGATATATGACGAAGAGTTTGACAAAGCTCAAGCAGAGGATCGTGATAGAGCGTCATTCAGTGTAAGCCCTAACCTTCAGTTCTATAGTATTAGATGATGGGAAAGTTTGCTTCTGGAAAAGATGCTTATGGCATTTCTGACAGATCTGGCTTCAGGTATCGTTTGCGCGACATGCGTAAAGAATGGAACGGTTTGCTTGTTGGAAAAGACGAATGGGAAGAAAAGCACCCCCAAATACAACCTGTTCGTCACGTTATAGACGCTGAAGCGTTAAGGGATCCAAGACCAGATACACAAAATATATTTAATGTAGATATAAAGTTCCCTGTTTTTAGTACAGAGACTTTGCGGTATGTAACT